TTCATTTATTTAAAGATATTTCTAAATATGGAAAGGTAGTTTCGGTTGGTGAACCTGGCAATGATGAAGCATTAACTACTGCACGTAAAAGTATTGACCGAATAGCACACATGCAAGCTGACCTCATGGTAGAAGAAGTATTAGCGGTCATGGAAAATGATGGCATTGACAGAGAACTAATGAAGAAGGCATTGAAAAAAATAATAATATCTATAATGGTTAAAAAACCTGAATATAATGAGTACGATCAAATTGTATCGTATACATTAAAAATTAAGTATAATACATTTCATGAAATAATTTTATCCATTTTGACAGGTGCAAATAAAACAATTACTTTTGATCCTGCATGTATGACTAAAGAACCTAGCGCAGTGGGAGTTTTGGGGACGAGGACAATGGAACTGAGCCAACAGGATCAACATGTGGATCAAGATGTGGATCAAGATGAGGATATAGGAGAAGAGGCAGAGGCTGGGGCTGGGGCAGAGGCAGAGGCAGAGGCTGGGGCTGGGGAAGAGGCAGAGGCAGAGGCTGGGGTTAGGGCTGTGGCTGGGGCTGGGGTTAGGGCTGCTGGAGGGGGAGCATGTTCGATGAAGAGGGACAGACGCGAGCAGATAGAAGGCGAAAACATCACATTGGGTTTGTTAGTTGAAACTCTTCGGCGTTTAGAAGATGTTGAACATCTAGAACCAGGCGTTACAGTGGGTACAAGGAGCCAGACGAAAAAGGCAGAATTAGAGAAGCAACTGCCAGGGATAGCTCAAAATATAAATAGTCATTTGTTAGCGCTATTGATGAAAATAAAAAACGGCCCAGAAGACCCAGAAGAGTTAGGAGGAGGAGGTAAAAAAAAACTCCCCTCTCCCAAACCAAAAAAAAAATCATGTTTACGTCACCGAAAAACAAAGCGTAAACAAAAAAAACAATCACATAAACGCACCAAACCCCTTAAAAGACGTACGAGAAAAAGCATATAAAACACACATTTCCTAGAGGCTTTTTTCTAAGGATTCTATGTATACCATCATTTAATTTGCACTTTAGGCATTTTGAATTAATTAATAATAATTTAATTACTTCAAAATTATTTTCTTTGTAGAATATATAATTCCATAAAATGGCTGGTGGTTTAATGCAATTAGTCGCCTATGGCGCACAAGACGTGTTCCTTACGGGAACTCCCGAGATCACTTTCTGGAAGGTGTCCTACAGACGCCACACCAACTTCGCGATGGAGTCCATCGAGCAAACATTCTCTGGACAAGCCGATTTCGGCCGCCGCGTAACCTGCACCATCTCCCGTAATGGTGATCTTTGCTACCGCACATACCTTCAAATCACACTCCCTGAGATCAACCAATCCATGAACTCCACCAACACCGTCTATGCCCGCTGGTTAGACTATATCGGTGAGCAAATCATCGCCCAAGTTGAGGTCGAGATTGGTGGCCAACGCATTGACCGCCAATACGGTGACTGGATGCACATCTGGAACCAAGTCACCATGTCCTCTGAGCAACAACGCGGCTACTTCAAGATGATCGGTAACACCACCCAACTCACGTACATCACCGATCCCGAGTTCGCCTCCGTGTCTGGCCCCTGCGCGGCTGCCGGCGGACCTTCCCAGGTGTGCGCCCCCCGCAACGCCCTCCCTGAGACCACTCTCTACATTCCCCTCCTTTTCTGGTTCTGCCGCAACCCCGGCCTTGCCCTTCCCCTTATCGCTCTCCAATACCACGAGGTCAAGATCAACATTGATTTCCGCCCTATTGGTGAGTGCCTCTGGGCCGTGAACAGCCTCGCCGCCACTTCCGGCTCCGTGTCTGTGTCTCAAGCGTACCAACAATCCCTTGTTGCTGCCTCCCTCTATGTTGACTACATTTTCCTCGACACGGATGAGCGCCGCAAGATGGCCCAAAACCCCCACGAGTACCTCATCGAGCAACTCCAATTCACGGGTGACGAGTCCGTTGGATCCTCCTCCAACAAGATCAAGCTTAACTTCAACCACCCCTGCAAGGAGTTAATCTGGGTCGTCCAACCTGATGCCAACGTCGACTACTGCTCTTCCCTCGATGCCACTGGTCTTCTCTACAAGACCCTCGGTGCCCAACCCTTCAACTACACCGATGCCATCGATGCCCTCCCCAACGCCATCCACGCGTTCGCTGGCCCCAACGAGGCCATCGGCTCCAATGGCTTCATCAGCGCTTCTGGCCTTTTCCAAATGCCCGGTGCTGAGGATGGCACTGCCGGTGCTAACGGCGCTTGGTTAAGTTCCACCACCGCGGATATTCCCTTCGGCGCCCAAGGCGGATCCGCTGGCGGATCCCTTGTGTCCGATGCCGGCACCTTCGTGCTTGCCGAGACTGCTTTAGACATGCACTGTTGGGGCGAGAACCCTTGCGTGACTGCCAAGCTCCAACTCAACGGCCAAGATCGCTTCTCTGAGCGTGAGGGATCCTACTTCGACGTGGTGCAACCCTTCCAACACCACACCCGTGCCCCTGATACGGGCATCAACATCTATTCTTTTGCTTTGAGACCTGAGGAACACCAACCCAGCGGGTCGTGCAACTTCTCTCGCATTGATAACGCTGTGCTCCAACTTGTGCTCTCAAGTCCCACCGTGCAAGGAACGGCCACCGCTAAGGTCCGTGTTTATGCCGTGAACTACAACGTTCTCCGCGTGATGAGTGGTATGGCTGGTGTCGCGTATTCCAACTAAACGCACTGCATATTTTTATGCATATATTTTGCCATTAAAAACAAAATAAAAAATTAATATGAGATTGAATATCTTATATTAATCAAGAGGTATAGAAAACACTATATCCGCAACATCGGCATTATTTGGAAAATCCAGGCTAGTAGGAAACTGGATCTCTTTTTTACGTACCAGAGAACTATGTAAAAACGACTTATTCAAATAGGTGATCTCCATCACTTCCGGTAATACAATTTCCCTCAGATCTCCACATTTTATTCGAACCAACCCGTCATAGGACCGCCCAGAAGGCATGCCTTTCGGAATATCCCGATCACAAAAGTTATTCCCATGGATATGAACGATATAGTGCGTTTCGTTCAGTTTCTGTAACATACTCATCCGATACTTATCAAAAGGCCAATGCACTTCCAAGACAATTTGACCAATACGTTCCAGGTTCTCTTTCGATATAGAATCGAGCCAATTAAATTCACATCCTTCCATAACCATCTTTAAAAATATTTTGCTACCCAATTTCGCATATTCGCTTAGATTCGTCGTCTTAAGCGTATTCGAATAGCCTATGTTTTTCTTGATCCATTCCATGGCATTCTTATGTTCAGGAAATTTTCGTACAGTCCCATCAAACACATGGCAAGGCATTGGACACATGTCTAAGAGCCCGTCTTCAAACTGTATACCTTTGGCAATGCCACATGACAAAAACAAATCATATTCCAATCCATCCACGATCACATATCCGCCATCGCCTTTGGGTCCGACACGCACCAAAGGGAATGGTGTTTTATACGTAGTCAAAACACGATAATCAAAGGCTCCGATTTCATCCCTCTTATAATTATTCCAACTCGTATATTTATAGGGCATTAATAAAGAGTCGACCCCGCTTTTATTATAATTAAATACTAGATGATACCCTAGTTCCTTTACACAGTAATCGCGAACGATGAATAAGGAGTTCGGCACAAAATCTCGATAGGCCAATTTAATATTGTTATAGTATAAATAGTGGTCGGCCAAATAATAATCCTTAAACAAAATGAAGGGTCTATGTTTATTTATGAATTCCTTCCCCGTAGAAAAAATAAATGGGTCTGCGCCGGGCACATCACAATGGATAAATCCAATATTGTCGAGTTCGATATCATCCAATTTCAGGCAAGATACTATTTCGCCACCCTTCCCCAAACAGACCGCGCCATAGTTCACATTTTCGTCTTCCGACTCGAGATCCAAAATCGCCTCTCTCTTATCGCCCTGTATAATATCCGCATCTAGACTCACTAGACCGCTCTTACAGAAAATCGCACTATTAAACGCCTTGATACGCTTTCCGAGTCCATTCACCTTGATATTCCGATTTAAAATCTCGAACAACTCTTTTTGAGGCTCAAATGCATAAACCGTGTTTTCGAGACCCAAAAAATTGGAATATAGCATAGTAGAGCATCCGCAATGGCTACCGATTTCCAATATATTTCTATCGTTGGGTATAATATGCTCTTGGAGACAGTTTAAATACTCTAGATCTTTATACCTCCCTTTTTCGAAGTTCTCCTTATAGTATTTATCCTGCTTATGTAAATACAATTTCCCATAATCGATATCTAATTTAATTAAGTGCTCATCCATAAAATATATACAATGATCTATATATTTTTATGCCTAATACTTTTCATAACTATCCATCATTCGATCGATAGTTTCTACGTCCATTTTATCTATAATGCAGCATTTTTCGATACATATAGAAAAAGCGGCGATGCATGATCCCACTGTCCATCTAATAAGCCACGAAAAATCTAAATCTCTCATATATATGTTTTTATAAAAAATATATATGGTTAAAACTCGTATAAACAAAGAACGCTACAAAGTTTATCTAGAATGTCCTCCTTTTGCGCCTCTACGCTTCATACTCAAAATGATCTACTCATGAAAAATCTAATGGAGTTCTATAAGAATCACGATAACCTAAATAAAATGATGTCGATTATCAATGGCGAATCCAAGATCTCGCTCCGTATTGTAGACTGGTTCGTCACCAACTTCTCGAAAAAGTACTATACGGTATACGAATTGAATACGATGATGGGAACCGTTCAAGAAACGGTGCGTTTTAAGGTGTATAACGAGTATAAACTCAAACTTAAGGCCTATTCCAAAAAGCGATTTGATCCCTTTTGTCGATGGGAGCGCATTTCGATCCCCTATGATGAGGAAAAGTTCATGGAGACCACGATCGGTCAACTGAACTTTTTCAAGTGGGCTATCGAGAACAATATTATTGCATATATCGAGAACAATTATGAGACAATCGAGAACGATATGAATCATCGGAATAGTACGTCCAAACGCCGCACGCCTCCTGAGACCGATCTCAACGATAATGCCAAAACCAGAAAAAAACGCGAAGAATTATCCGTTTCTGCTTGTAAATGTATCAAAAAGGAGACGGTGAAGATTATTGTAAAGTTTAATTAATAACATAATGGCATTAGATCATGAATCTGTGCCGAATCCTCCATCCTTTCTTCAATAAATGTTCGAATTGAGCGGACCCAGGCCATGCCCACATCATTCGGATCCGACTTATTATATACCACATCTGGATTGGTATTTAGTCCTAATACAGGCGTATTGGTTTGACAGAGCCAATCGTCATGATATACCTTGCATTTCTGTAAATACTCCAATGAAATCTCGCTCTCGCCCGTGCGCGATCGCTTTCCCACGCGCCGATGACACACCTCTGCGTCAGCATCAATATAGACGATGGCTGAGAGGCTACAATCCTCGGAGTATTCCTTATAAAAGTGGTTATAGATTTGGAAACTCACATCATCGATTAACCCGTCATGATGGAGCATTTTGGCGAAGATATGCTTATCGGCCTCTAAGGATCGCTCACACACAATCACATCATAATCCTGTTTAAGGATATTTCGTATTGCGGATAGGCGCGTAGAATAGGCCATGACTTGGAAAGGGAATGCGTATTTTTCTTTATTGCCATAGAACTTCTCGAGTACGGTTTCGCCCGTTTTCTTATCCCTGATTTTCTCCCACACGTCGACGGGTTCTCTTAGAAACGCAATGCGTTGATTATCTTTCATATGTTCTTGGAGGTGATCCAGAATGGTGGTTTTTCCGGCGCCGATATTGCCTTCGATAGAGATAATGATAGGAGCCATTTGTACTTTTGTTTATATAGCATTGTAATATAAACAAAACGGTTCAATTTTTTACGGTGCCCTTGTTATACATCTCTATGATTTTTCGCTTGGATCGTTCATGATTATATAAATGATTTGGATGAATGAGCGACGTGTTCTCAGTCTTATAAATAAAATAGGGGTATTTATACACAAAGGATTTGCATTTCGAATATAAAAACATATCAGCTTGATGGTTGTCACCCGGCCCTAACTTATATTTTCCGTTCACATAATATTTTTGTATTAGTTTTTTGGCCGCACCACGATTGATCAAATAAGCAGCCGTGCCAAAATATTTATTATTTATATTTATATCATAAAGTGGCGCGTTTTTTGTATTGTGATCTATTTCCAGGTTCCAAAGAAATTATGTTGTGCATAATCCCCGAAATGCTGGCGCTTCCCGTTATTAATTACAAATATATCGTCCTTGTCTTTATAATTTATATATACGTCCGTGCAGAAATCTGGTCCAGTGGTTTTATAAACATAATCTTCTGAATTATGATTCGTATATCTAATATATTTATTCACGTCGGCATGTATTCTATCAATTAATGATTTCACAAAAGGATGTTTGGGTGAAGCGGCGAAAGCATATTGGCCTAATAAATAATAGTAACCCTTATTGCAATATGATTTATATCTCGGGTGTTTACACAGTCCCCTACTAATATATTCATCAATGGGAAACACGCAATTATATTTCAATAAATCGTCAAACGTTTTTAAACAATGCATATCTAAATCCATATAGAATCCACCAAAATGGTAAACTGCAATGTATCTAAAAAAATCTATGCGTTGGATCTTTATTGGTAAAGTTAAATATGTTTTGTAATATTCTGTATAGTGTTGTTTTAAGAATTCCTCAATGTCATTATCAGTAAAAAATAGGTATTTATAATCGGGGTTATTCGTTTTTATAGATTCAATAAGTTGCATATAACGCTGTGGGACTGACTCTGTTTTCCAGGTTTGAATAATAATTTTTGGTATTCTTTCTTTTTCATATTTCACGACGGAAGTTGAAGTAGAATTGTCTAAATTGTTATTCACAGTTACACGATTACTGATTTCATTGAGTTTATAAATTATGAACCCGAGAATTATAATGACGATTGCTAATATTAAAAGTAATTGATAATTCATTATAATAGGTGCAGAAATTTTGATCACAATAAAAAATTCTTTCGTAGAGCCGATGTGGGTTTGAATTTTAAAATATCGAGAACCCTACTTGATGTCGGAAATTCGTCCTTGCCATAGATATCTTGAAGAAGCATCCATTCAAACATTCCACCCATATACATATATACTTCGGAGAACCCCAGACCCGTCAACTGCTTATATTTTTTCTCTACTGTATCATCATTCGAATTTCTACCATATATAAAAATTTGCCGGGTCCGGAGTTCATATTGATTCAATAATTCATTAATATATTTCTCCTCCAGATGATAGGGAAGCGTGTTTTTAATAAGACAATCCTGTTCATTGGCAGGAAGAGTATTAATAATAATATGCTGACTCGAGTTTTGAATGGCAATCTGTAGATCTTCAAAGGATATTTTTTTATAGGTGGTTTGAAATAAATTTGAGAACATACACTATTACTATACTAAACACGCCCGTTTATATATTTTTTGATCACTTTTGTAAATATGCGTTAGAAAATATTGTTTTAGTAAAAATATATAGATACTAATATATAGTTTTTGTCTATATGACAATTATTAATAACATCGAAATTGACGATATTCAGTATAAGAGGAATATAATCAAAGAGGCCATTGCGAATAATGAACCCATTGAAAATAAACTTCATGTTGTATTAACGATATCCAACCCTTGTTTATATGCAAGACGATATATTTTAATCCGTGAATTTATTCAACGCATGGAACTCGAAGAAACCGATGTTATTTTATATGTTGTCGAATATGCCTATAAGAAACAACGATTCATCATTACGGATCACAAAAACAAACGTCATTTACAGATTCGTACTGAAACGCCCATCTGGCATAAGGAGAATATGATCAATTTGGGCATACAAAAATTACTTCCCAAGAATTGGAAGGCAGTGGCATGGATCGATTCCGACGTGGAATTTGAGAACCCCACCTGGGCAAAAGACACCCTCCGCATCTTAAATGGCACAAAAGATATTGTGCAAGTGTTTAGTCATTGCGTGGATATGGATCAAAACGAAGAGACGATGAATGTATTTACGAGTTTTGGGCATCAATTTACCAAGGGCGTGCCATATGCCAAACAAAGCACCCGTTATTGGCATCCAGGATATGGATGGGCATGTACGAGAAAGGCATATGAGAAAATGGGCGGGCTTTATGAACGTGGAATCTTAGGCTCGGGAGATAATATTATGGCCCTTTGTTTAGTGAGGCATGGACTTAAGTCAATCAATGATGCGTCTACGGAAGATTATAAGGAGTCCGTGGTCGATTTTCAAGAGCGCGTGAAAACATTGCGTTTAGGTTATGTTCCTGGTGTGATTCGCCATTATTATCATGGATCCAAAAAGAACCGCAGATACCATGACCGCTGGCAAATCTTATTGAAACATGATTATTCACCGTCCGTTCATGTTACGAATGACGAACAGGGCGTTTTGGTGCCCACGGAGGACTGTCCCAAAGAGATGTTAAGCGAAATCATGGATTATTTTAAGGAGCGTAATGAGGACGAGTTCTACCAAGAAAAGAATGTGTTTAGAA